GAGGATTACAAAAAAGTCTCCTGAACCAGATTTTTATAAAGATAAATTTGGAAATATGGTTATGAATGAATCTTATCACATAAAAAGAGGTAAATGTTGTGGGTCAGGATGTTTACACTGTCCTTACGAACCAAGACACGAAAGAGGAAGTACAAACCTAAAAGAGTCCTTACGAAAGTAAGGATTTTTTTATTTATATAAAATTTTACATCTTTATATTTATTGAATATGACTAACGGAATAACATACGGTATTAATTTTCCTTTTCAAGACTCAATGGTTGGTAAATATTTAATGACAACACAGAGTACTGATGATGAAATTAGATCAAGTTTAATTCATTTATTGTTAACAAGAAAAGGTAGTAGATATTTTTTACCAGATTTTGGTACTAGATTATATGAATATATTTTTGAACCACTTGATGGACCAACATTTAGTGAGATTGAATCAGAAATTAGAGATAGCGTTGGCCAGTATTTACCTGGAATTAAAATAACCGATATTGAAATAAAACCAGCAACAGCCGATTATATAGATCCGGGTGCAACTTACATTACAGAAAATGGTACAAGAGAATATAGAGTACCTGGCTTGTCTGAAAAAGAATACACAGCAAAAGTAAGAATAGATTATAAAATTACAAATACCGCACTTGAATCTAGTGATTTTGTAATTCTAAATATTTAATAAAAAGATATGGCAGAGAAAAAAATATCCTATACGGTAAGGGATTTCCAAGGAGTAAGAACCGAACTTATAAATTTTACAAGACAATACTATCCTGATCTTGTACAAAATTTTAATGATGCCGGTATTTTTTCTGTTCTTTTAGATTTAAATGCTGCTGTAACTGACAATTTACAGTTTCACATTGATAGAAGTATCCAAGAAACAGTACTACAGTATGCACAACAAAAATCATCCATTTACAATATTGCAAGGACTTACGGTCTTAAAATCCCAGGTCAAAGACCTTCTGTAGCACTTGTTGACTTTTCAATAACGGTTCCAGCTTTTGGTGATAAAGAAGATTTAAGATATTGTGGAATATTAAGAAGAGGAGCTCAAGTTAATGGTGGTGGACAACCATTTGAAACCGTATATGATATTGATTTTGCTTCAGCTATAAACGCAGAAGGATTTCCAAATAGAATTAAAACTCCAAATTTTGATGCAACCGGTAAACTCATCAACTATACAATCACAAAAAGAGAAGTTGTTGTTAATGGTACAACAAAGGTTTTTAAAAGAGTAATAACCGCAAGTGATGTTAGACCATTCTTTGAAATGTTTTTACCAGAAAAAAATGTACTTGGTGTTACAAGTGTTTTAATTAAAGAAGGAACACAATATACAACAATACCACAACCTCAAGAATTTTTAGGATTAAATAATAGATGGTACGAAGTACAAGCCCTAATGGAAGATAGAGTTTTTATTGAAGACCCAACTAAAGTTTCTGACAATCCAGGTATAAAGGTAGGAAAATATATCTACACAAGTGATAAATTTATTACAGAATTTACACCAGAAGGTTTCTTTAAAATGACATTTGGTGGTGGTAACACATCAGCTGAAGATCAATTAAGAGAATTTACAAGAGACGGTGTTGGGTTTAACCTCTCAAAGTACTCAAATAATCTTGCTCTTGGAAGTACTCTTAAACCAAACACAACTATGTTCGTTCAATATAGAGTTGGTGGAGGACAAGCAAGTAATTTAGGTATTGGAGTAATTAACCAAATTGGTACGGTTTCTTTTGCGGTAAATGGACCGTCACAAAGTGCGAATAATAGTGTTGTTAACTCATTAAGATGTAATAACTTAACTGCCGCAATTGGTGGTGCTAATAACCCAACTTCAGAAGAAGTAAGACAAATGGTTTCATTTAACTTTGCAGCACAAAACAGAGCTGTAACTATAAATGATTATGAGTCAATAATTAGAACAATGCCATCACAATTTGGTGCTCCTGCAAAAGTAACAATCACTGAAGAAAACAACAAAATTAAAATAAAATTGTTATCATATGATAGTGATGGTAAACTAACTGAGATAAATTCAAACACATTAAAACAAAATATAGCAAATTATCTTTCTAACTATAGAATGATAAATGATTATATCTCGGTTGAAAGTGCAAATGTAATTGATCTTGGTGTTACTGTTGATGTTGTACTTGACGCTAGTCAAAATCAAGGATCACTTGTTACACAAATTATAGACATCATAACAAAATATTTTTCACCAGGAAATAGACAGATGGGTGAAAATGTTTATGTTTCAGACATTAGAAGACAGATCCAAGCACTTGATGGTGTAATTAGTATTTCAGATATATTGTTTTTTAACAAAGTTGGTGGTCAATATTCATCATCTCAAACATCTCAAAGATATTCGGATCCGGAAACAAAACAAATTGAATTAATTGCCGATACAATTTTTGCCGAACCAACACAAACATATCAAATTAGATTCCCAAATAAGGACATTAACGTAAGAGTTCTTAATTTCAAAGGAGTCAATTTCTCTTGATAATTTATTTTTTAAAAATAAAGATTATTTTTTGAAAATAGGAAATAAACTATTTATCAAAAAAGAGAATTTTAATGCCCAAATCGCATAGAATAAGAACCCAGGTAGGAATTGATAAAGCAATCAAAGTTAATCTACAACAGGATTTTGAAAGTATTAACATATTATCATTAAAAATCCTACAAAGTGACATATACAATAGACAATGTTCCGATTATGGGGTTATTGTTGGAAGGGTATTTGTAAATGGTGGATTTGGTCTACCAAACGCAAGAGTATCCATTTTTATTCCTTTAAGCGACGAGGACGCAACAAATCCGGTAATCACCGAATTATACCCATATCAAAGTATTTCAGATGTAAGTGAAGATGGTTATAGATATAATTTATTACCAAAAGATCCATCATATGATGGTCACGTTGCTACTGGTACATTTCCTAACAGAGAAGAGGTTTTACTTGATCAGTCATATATTGAAGTTTACGACAAGTATTATAAGTATACAACAAAAACAAATGAAAGTGGTGATTATATGATTTTTGGAGTTCCACTTGGAACCCAAACAGTTTTTATGGATTGTGACCTTTCTGACATTGGATGTTTTTCTTTAGTACCACAAGACTTAATTCAGGCTGGAATAGCAACTGAGGAACAAGTTGATGGAAATAAATTTAAATCATCAACAAATCTCTCAGAATTACCACAGATTAAAACATTAAATAAAATTATTGAAATTGCACCACTTTGGGGTGAACCAGAAGTGTGTCAATTAGGTATTACAAGAGTTGATTTTGATTTAACAGCTGAAGCTAATGTAAAAATTGAACCGAAATCAATTTTTATGGGATCAATTATTTCCACATCTAATGATGATTTTTTGAAAGTTAGTTGTAAACCAAAGAATGATACTGGAAATCTTTGTGAATTAATTGCAGGTCAAGGTCAAATTTTAGCAATAAGACAAACAATAAATAATGACGCACTTGGTCAACCGGTTCTTGAGGAATATAAATTAGAACAAGGTGGAAAAGTAATTGATGAGGACGGTACTTACCTTGTCAATCTACCTATGAACCTTGATTATATCTATACAAATGAATTTGGTGAAACCGCAATATCAACAGACCCAAAAATAGGTATCCCAACTAAAGGAAAATATAGGTTTAAATTTAAATGGAATAATGAAGGTGGGTTACAAAACGAAATACAACGAGCAAACTTTTTTGTACCAAATATTAAAGAATATGGTTGGAATAATGGTTCCGGATATAATGATGACCCATTAAAAACTGGCACCACAACCTCAGTAAACTTTACAATTCCAGCCGGTGGAACAAGTACTTTATTTACATTTCCAAATGGTGGTGGACTTGTTTACGATAATATTATAAACGCAACTAACTTTTCTATCGCAATAAACGGATCACCATATTACGGTGATACACAAGTAATCCCAATTAACGCAGGTGATCAAGTTGAGATAACACCAAATTTTATTGATGTAACACAACAAGCTGAAGTCTTATTTAATTTTTATAATCAAGAATATTTTGATTTATTAAGATCATATAGTTTTAGTTTAGATTGGGACGATTATGTTAACCCATCTGCGGCAATTAATTGTGAAGATACGTTTTATGAATTTCACTATAATAAAGTTTACACAACCTCAATGTTCCTTGACCGATACAAAAAAGGTATTGGTAGGGCAAGACATTTAGGGATAAAAGAAATTGATAATAGAACTTGTAAATCAACAGTTAATACATTTCCAGTAAATGATATAGTAAGAAATTTTGATTGGATATTTTTTGTATTCAATTTACTAATGTCAATTTTAGCGTTTCCGATTTTAGCTATTTTATTTATAGCACATCTTATCTCACTTTTATGGCCAATTTTAAAATGGATTTTAATTGCCTTATCACTTTATTTTGCTGTACAATCAGCTTTTGCTATATATGAAATT